GATGGGGGTTGATGTTACGATTGCCGAAGAAGATATACGGGACAGGGGCTACAATGTCTTTGTCGACGAATACCGAAACTTCACGATTTCATGGGATTAAACCTTAGCAGAAACTGCCACGGAACTAAAAATCCGTGGCAGTTTTATTACCATTGGCTCGAACCCGAAAGCTACGAAATGCTAAATCAGGCTGAATACAGGCCTATTCAATCCTATCACAACCAATGAAAACCATAATCTACCAATCTAATCAGGTAGCCTTAAAAGAAACTGCTAAGGATTTAAAGTTCCTTAGCAGTTTTATTACTATTGGTTCGAACCTGAAAGCTACGAAATGCTAAAACTTGTTCTTTCAGCCAAGCCCACATAGTTTTTCGGATACCAGTTGCCGTTGATGTTTTCATTGAACCACCCCTCGGGCTGTTCTAGGATATTGAAGCCGAACTGGTATTTGACCTCAAGATAGTTCATATCCCGTTCTGTAGTACAAACAGCCAATATTTCACGCTTGAAGGCATCAATGCCTTTTTCCTTAACCAAATCCTTCAAGGCCACACACGAAGACCAGTAATGCTTCCAATCTGATTCCTTGACTACCTTGGCGCGTTTCCCGGCCTGCTTGCGCTTAAACCAAAATACCTTTTTGCCTAGGTAGCGCTTACCCGTTTCAATTTCGGTAATCAGGTAAACAAATCCGAATGCCCCTTCAGGCACAGTATCAAAAGGTTTCCCGTTAAACAGCCACGGGTTTAAGTAAGGCTTTTCCTTACCTCTTGCCATAAGGTTTCTCCACAATGGTTCGGGCTTCGCCACGGTTATCATCCAAGGTAGCCCAGTATTTGTACGAAAAGGTCACGGTTACGTTTTGCACGGCATTATTGCCATAACTCAAGTCAACGCTGGCCAGCGTTAAGGGATAGGCTTCAATCAGTTTCACACCATAGGCGTCATTCCCTTCCCTATCCAATGCCCATATATGCACATCCGAAGTGAACTCCGAATAGAAGTTCAAAGTATTGTCATGGATATTGACCACGGCATTTTGCCAAATATCGAAGTAGCGCCGGGTATTGAGCGTACTATCGGCATAGAAGGTCATTGTTACGGGGTTATACATCTGACTGTAGGGCACGCGGTAGGGCATGACCATCTGCTTGTGTTCATAGCTCTGCAGCATCCTATCCGGGAACATGGCGCTATGGCACATAATATTGATTGCGCCAGTGCCATTATACAGGCTTTGGGATTGCCTGATTCGTCCCTGTTCTGACTGGTCATTGGTAATCCTGCCTGTATTGGGCACGCCTTTAGGCAGGTTAAACTCCATCCGGTATTTGTTAGGGATGGATATACCGCGCTGCATTTCGCTGAACAGCTTCAGCACTGACATATCTGCTTTGGTCATTATTTGTATCTCCTAGCGTCTTTCCAAACGGTAGAATCAGGGGCTTTCTTGAATTGCTGTGTCGGCAGGAAGGCCACCTCTTCCCAAAAGCTCGAATTTACGCGCATGATTTTGGATTGAACATGGCTGGCTAAGTATCGCTTAATGCAGTGTTGAAAGAAGGGTACTTGCGACAGCCTAGACAGCATCTTGTAGGATAGGTGCATGTATGTGCGCTTACCGTTACCACCTGTTCTAATGGTCTTGCTGTACTCCATCAACTTATCAAGCAGCTTTGCCCGCAAGATAGGTGGTAGGTAATGCAGGTTAAGGCCTAGCCAGCCATCCGCATACACGTTGATGCAGACAATCAGCGGGAAGGCATCCCAGTAAGGCAGCTTTTCTTTTGTCTTGGCATCATAAACATACTGATACATCCCACCGATATACATTTTCTGACGGCTGGATACCGCTGTGGCCACATTG